ATGGCTGTTACGGCCAATAGCGTCAGGGAAGGAATGATCGCCATGTTGGCGGCCAGGCTTCCGGCATACGAGGTGCGAGGCGAAGCGCGGGCAGGCGGCGAGGCGCCGTGCTTATGGGTGGAATTGCAGGCCATGACGCAGACGCCGATGCTCGGGAGCATGTACAGCCGGACGTTCAAGTTCGGCGTTCAGTACCCGGGCCCGACCGGCGGTATCGGGACGGCTGCCGAGCTGCACGATGTAGCCGAGAAGCTGTACGAAGCGTTCGAAGGGACCGAGATCGGCGGCGTCCGGTACCGAACGGCGAACATGGGCCACGAGACGTCGGACGGCAAGCTGAAGTTTGGCTTCGAGATGACCGTTCGCCTCAAGAGGACGGAGCAGGAAGCGCCGAAGATGGGCAATTTGGAGCAGGAGGCCGGGATCCGATGAAGAACCGGGCGGCGAAGGACGAGCCCCTCTATACGAAGACGCAGCTGCTGCGCGGACGAGAGTGGAGCTCGAGAGAACGGGAACAGCTGATGGCCTTGTTAGCCGACGAAGGAAGTTATTCGGTTCAGCAGGCGAAACGAATGATTCAAACATTTGCGAATAGGAGAGTGGAATGAAATGACCGGAGGAAATTGGACGACAACGAACAAAGCAAGACCGGGCGTATACGTGAATTTTAAAAATGCGCCGCAAACGCTGGGGACGGTGGGCGAACGCGGCATCGTGACGCTGCCGGCGGTACTGCCATGGGGCGCAGCGAAGCAGATCGTGACGATCGAAGCGGGGGAGAACACGATGGAGAAGCTCGGTTACCCCGTGACGGCGCCGGAGCTGCTGCCGGTGCGCGAGGCGCTTAAGCGGGCCAAGACGCTTTTGTTATACCGCGTGAACGAGGGCGTAAAGGCTGCCGCAACCGCCGGCGAGCTGGTGGCAACGGCAAGATACGGCGGGACGCGAGGCAACGATATTACGGTCGTCATCGAGACGAACGTGGACAATGCGACGATGTTCGACGTCAGAACGCTCGTATCGGGCGCGGAGATGGACGCGCAGACGGTATCGAATGTAGCGGGACTCGAGGATAACGCGTGGGTGACGTGGAACGCGACGGGCAGCCTTGCGGCCAGCGCGGGCCTTCCACTGGCGGGAGGTTCCAACGGCACGGCTGCGGCGCAGGATTACGCGGACTATCTGGACGCGATCGAGACGCAGCAGTTCCATTCGATGGCGCTCTCCGCGACCGATGCCGACCTCAAGGCCGTGTTCGTCGCGTTCGTGAACGGTCTCCGCAATAACGAGGGACGAAAGTCGACGCTTGTCCTGGAGAACTATCCGGCGGCGGATAGCGAGGGCGTCATTAGCGTCAAAAACGGAGTCGTGCTGGAGAACGGAGCGACGTTGACCGCTGCGCAAGCGACGGCATGGGTAGCGGGAGCATCCGCCGCAGCTGGCGTTAGCGAGTCGCTGACGTACGCTGCGTACGACGGGGCGGTCGACGCCGCTCCGCGATATACGCATACCCAAACGTCGACGGCTCTGCAGAACGGCGAGCTCTTGTTCACGCAGGACGCCGGACGGGCGTTCGTGGAGCAGGACATCAACTCGTTCACGTCGTTTACGCCGGAGAAGGGACGCGCGTTCTCCAAGAATCGCGTCATCCGCGTGCTGGATGCGATCAACAACGATCTGTCCCGTTTGTTCGGCGCCTATTACATCGGCAAGGTGGCCAACGACGCCAACGGCCGCGCGCTGTTCAAAAACGAATGCGTCAACTACTTGACGGGGCTCGTGCAGCTTGGCGCGCTTCAGAACTTCGACGTCGGCGCGGACGTGGCAGTGCTGCCGATCGAAGGACAATCGGACGGCGTACTGGTGGAGCTGCGCGTGCAGCCCGTCGACGCCGTCGAAAAAATCTATATTTCCGTGGAGGTTAACTAATATGCCATACATGAATGTGGAAGATACGATCAGCGGCAAACAGGCGAAAGCGACGATCACGATCAACAACCAAGTGGAGGAATTGTTCTACGCCAAGACGGGCGAGGCGACCATCGAGAAGACGAAGGCCGACGTGCCGATGTTAGGCCGGACAGCTGTTGGCAAGAAGACGCTCGGCTGGACGGGGACCGGCACGCTGACGCTGTATTACGTCACGACCAAATATCGCAAATTAATGCAAGATTACGCGACGACCGGCAAGGACTTTTATTTCGACCTCATGATCGTGAACGAGGATCCGGCCTCGCGCGCCGGCAAGCAGACGGTGATTCTGAAGCGATGCAACCTGGACAGCGTGCTGCTGGCCAAATTCGATGCTTCGGGCGAGGATGCCATGGAAGAGGAAATGCCGTTCACGTTCGAGGATTTCACGATCGAAGACTCTTTTTCGGCGCTATAACACCATTCTAAGGAGGACATTGCAATATGAGCACGTTGCAGCAGTTTTTGAACAGGAACCCCGTCGACAATTTAACCGAAGAGGTCGTTATCTCCGATCGGTTCCGCGATGAAGACGGCCAACTGATGAAGTTCACGATCCGCGCCATGAGCGCGGACGACATGGCCGCCTACCAGAAGCGGGCGATGAAGATCAATCCCAAGAGCAAGGACCGCAAGGTGGAGATCGATTCCGGCGCCATTACGAAGGCTATCGTCGTCAACCATACGGTGAACCCAAGCTTCAAGGACGCGGAGAGCATCCGCGAGCTGGGCTGCCACGAGGCGGACGGCTACCTGCAGAAGGTGCTTCTTGCAGGAGAGATCGAGGAGCTGGCTAAGGAGATCCAGCGTATTTCCGGCTACAACGCGGACTTCGGGGAGCTCGTCGACGAAGCAAAAAACTAATTCGCGAGGGCGACAGCGACGCGAACTACGCGTACTACGCCCTCATGAAATTCCACATGCCGCCGCGCGAATTCATGAGCCAGACCCGCGAGGAGAAGGCGTTCATGATCGCTTGCATCCAGGAGCGGATCGCCGAGGAGAAGAAGCAGGCGGCGAGGCGGAAGTGACAAAGAAGGATATGCCGGGAGGGAGCCGCGGTCAGGTGGATGAAGGCCTGGCTCTTTCTCTAATCGGCATGGTAAGAAAGGAGGGAGAACATGAGCACAGCGGCAATCAACACGCGCCTCGTGCGTATCGAGGACGTCATTCAGAAGCAGCTTGCCGCTACCGAGAAAATGGTCGAGCGGGCCGAAAGTTTGTCCTTGCTCGGCGAGATCGCCAGTAAATTAATGGCGATCGAAAGCGCCTTGGCGGGATGGAACAAGAAGGCGGAGCAGAGCGGCAAGTCGCAGACAAACGCCGATCAATTGGCTAAACGAATTAAATCCGCTAAGAAAGCCAGGCAGAAGGAAGAACAGGCGGAGGAGACGGTAGCAGGTCAACAACGAAAAGGACGTTACAGCGGGAAAGAGGACAAGAAAGGTGGCGTGGATTTTGGCGACTTGGCCTCGGGCGCTTCGTTTGCCATAAATGCAGCTGAATTCGTCGGCACTATGCAGAAGGATGAAGCCGCGGCTCAGACGCAGGAGAAAGCGGCGGAGCAAGCCGCGGCCGAACAGGCCGCATCCGAGCAAGTGGCCGCGGAGCAAGCGGCCTCGGGAACGGCCGGAGCTGCGGCAGGTGCTGCCGAAGCGGGAGCAGGTGCTGGCGGAGCTGGCGCGGCAGGGGGGCAGGCGCCCTTTAACATGGATGAATTCATGACGTCCGCCCAGGAAGTGTCCACCCTGTATTCGGGCTTCATGAAGGACAACGCCGGCATAGCCAATCAAATCTCGACGTATTTGCCGGTCATTGATTCCATGTTCGACGGGCTTAACAAGGGGATCGCGGCTTATAACAAGTGGCAAGAGCTCCAGAAGATCGCGACGACGATCGTTACGTTTGCCATGCAGCTGCAGCAGTTGGCGGCATTAGGCTTGCGTGGCGCCTGGACCGCTTTGACGACGGCCATGAAGGCGAATCCGATGATTTTTATCGTGACGTTGCTGCTGGCGGTCGGAGCGGCGCTCATTCATTTATGGAAGACGAACGACACCTTTGCGCTTAACTTCCTGAAGATCTGGCATAACATTCTGGGCTTCTTCGACCAGGTCGCCATCTTTTTTTGGACCATTGCCGAAGCTCTGCTGCAGCCGTTCGTCTTGTGGGCGAAGACGATCGGACATATTTACGACGGAGTTATTAACGGAATTCTCGGCGGCATAAACAAGGTGCTTGGCGTCATTAACAAAATTTCGGGGAGCGACTTTAAAATCGACCTTGAGTTCAGCATGGAGAAATTCGCCGAGGATATGCTTGCCGGGGCGCAGGACAAGAAACAGAATGCGATTCTGCGGGCGCAGCGAAACAGGGCGAAGTGGGATCTGGAGGAAGCATCGTTCTTGGATAAACGGGCAGCCGAAAAGGCGGCCAAAGAGCTCGAGGCGGAGGAAAAGGCCCCGAATACGCCTGTCTATACGCCATCGCCAGCTCCCATACAAATCAGCGGAGGCCGCCTCGACGAAGTTGGGCGCGTGAACGACACGGTCGACATCAGCAGCGAGGATCTGAAGACGATGAGGGAGCTCGCGGAGCTGAAGAGCATTCAAAACTTCGTGACGCTGACTCCGTCGGTCAACGTGCAGACCGGCGACATTCGCAACGGCATGGACGTTAGCTCCATGGTACAAGCGATTACGGCGTCGCTGCAAGAAGAGATCGCGGCTTCGGCGGAAGGGGTGTACGCATGAGTTATTGGATGGAGTTAAGCTACGACAACCGCCGAGAATGGATCGTCATCCCCGTGCTGCCGGCTTCCATCGAGATGTCGGAGGGCGGGGCGGGATCGACGTTCAACGTGGCGGGACTTGGCGAAATCAACGTCATTAAGGACCGGAAGCTGTCCGAATACGGCTTTTCCAGTTTCTTTCCGGCGGAGGACTCGCTATTTCGGCCAGAGAATGGCTTGGCAGATGCCAAGGATGCTGCGCGTCCAAAGTTTTATTACAAGCCACCGTATGAATGCGTCAAGCTGATTATGAAGTGGATGGAGAGCAAGCGCCCTATTCGGTTTAAGTATCAAGGAGCAACGTTTGCGATTAACTCGCCAGTCAGTATCGAGTCTTTCCAATGGAAGGAGGTCGCCGGCGGGGGCGGGGATATCGATTATTCCATCAAGCTCAAGCATTACGTGTTTTACTCGGCTAAGAAGGTGACCGTACATGGCGGCCAAGCGACGCCGGATTCAAAGAAACGACCCGACGAACGCGAGCCTGTGAATACGTATACCCTTCAAGCCGGGGATTCATTGTGGAGAGTGGCGCAATTGCGACTTGGCGACGGAACGCGCTGGAAGGAAATCCAGACCCTGAACGGCATCAAGGATGCCGACCTCAAACAGCTGCCCATCGGAAAGGTGCTGAAGCTGCCATGATCGAGCTGCTGCTGGACAACAAGAACGGGAACGTGTGGGACGTCTCCGAGCTGCTGGTAAACATGAGCTGGCAGACGAGCCGGATCGGCAAAGCGGGCAGCCTGGACTTGACGCTGCTGAAAGGCGGGCTGTACCAATCGGCTGATTACCAGGTTCAGAACGGCGATGTCGTTCGGGCGAGGAAGGACGGGCAGTCGATCTTTTACGGCTATGTGTTCACGGTGGAAGACGGGCGCGGCGAGACGATTCGGATCAAAGCGTTCGACCAGATCCGGTATTTGCAGACGTCGGACCACTTTGCCTTCGAGAACAAACGGGCGTCGGACGTCATTCGCGCTATCGCTGCCAAGTATAAACTGAGGACAGGCACGATCGCGGAGACGCCTTACGTCATTCCCTCGTTAATCGGCAACGGTGAGAAGCTGCTGGATACATGTGCGAAAGCGTTGACGTTAACCCTGATCAACTCGGGCCAAATCTACGTGCTGTACGATGACTTCGGCTCGCTTGCCTTGCGGAACGTGGAGGATATGCTGGTCGACTTTTACATTGGCGATGGAAGCCTGCTGACGGATTACAGCTTATCGACGTCCATCGACGGGGAAACGTACAACCGGATCGTGCTTTATCGCGACAATCAAAAGACGGGCAAACGGGACGTATACGAGATACAGGATAGTGCGACGATCGCGAAGTGGGGCATGCTCCAGTTGTACCAATCCGTCGACGATAACAAAAATGCTGCCCAAATCAACGAGCTGCTGACGATGCTCTCGACGCTGCATAACCGGGAGTCGAAAACCATGCGTCTGGACGCGTTAGGAGATTTGAGGGTCCGGGCGGGCAGCTACGTTCGCGTGTATGTGGAGGAGCAGAGGATCAACGCGCCGTTTCTCGTTAACGAATGCACGCACAAATTCGAAGGCGCCGTCCATACGATGGCGCTGGATCTGAAGGTGATTTCATGAGCATGTTGGATGTAATCAAAAAAGCCGGCATTGGCGCGGTAGAAGCCGGGCAGCCCGTGCAAATCCAGTACGGCCAAGTCGCGTCGTTGCAGCCGCTCGGCGTCAAGGTGGACCAGCGGTTCACGCTGCCGGCTAGCGCTCTCGTTGTTTCGGAAACGCTGGCGCTGCGCGAGCTCGCCGTCGGGGACCGGCTAATCCTGCTTCGCATGCAGGGCGGGCAGCGTTATCTGGCGCTGGATCGGATGGTGAGTCCATGATTCCGACGGGAGCAGTAGTGGAAGCCGCAACCGGGAAGAAGGAGCTGCCTTCTCGAACTTGGCGGATTGATTTCGAGAGGGGACGTATCAACGGGATGACGGATGATCTGGAAGCCGTTCGGCAGGCTGTATTTAAGATTTTGCAGACGGAGCGCTTTAAGTATCTCATCTACAGCTCTGACTATGGCTGCGAGTGGAGAAGCTTGGTCGGACGAAGCTCCGCAGTGGTCTCCATGGAAGCCGGACGGATGCTGGAAGAGGCGCTCGGACAGGATGAAAGAATTGAAAGATTGGAGGGAATCGAGACGGTGTTGAGAGGCGATCAGGCTGAGATTAGATTTACGGTCGTCACTCGCCATGGCTCGTTTTCTTCTACTTGGGAGGTGATGACTTGATTGAAGCAACGACTATGGAACACATTATGGGGCGAATGCTGGACCGTATTCCAAGCGATCTGGATAAGCGTGAGGGCAGCGTGATCTACGATGCCTTGGCACCGGCAGCAGCGGAATTGGCACAGCTGTACATTGAGCTTGAATTGCAGCTCCGGCTTGCTTTCGGAACGACGGCCAGCGGCGAGTATTTAGCCCTGCGTACGGCGGACTACGGCGTGAATCGACAGATGGCCACTCCATCCCGTAGGCGAGCTTTGTTCTATGGCAGTGGAGATGTGCCGCTTAACGTTCCGATCGGCAGCAGATTTAATGCCGACAATCTGAATTACGTCGTCCGCGAGAAGGTTGCCGCGGGGGCTTATATTCTTGAATGCGAGACGCCGGGCGTGGCTGGCAATACGTATTATGGTCTTTTGCTTCCCATCGATTATGTAACAGGCCTTGAACGGGCGGAACTGGGAGAAGTGCTAGTACCAGGCGAGGACGACGAGTCGGATGAGTCGTTGCGAGCTCGCTACCTCCATCGTGTTCGCAATCCTTCCAGCGGAGGCAATGCGGCCGATTATCGGGACTGGGCCATGTCGGTCGCGGGAGTCGGCGGAGCAAAGGTGTATCCGTTATGGAATGGGCCGGGCACGCTGAAGGTTGTGATTGTAGATAGCGACAAGGGGCCAGCAAGCCCGACGCTTGTGGAGGAAACGGCGGAGCAAATCGAAACGAAGCGCCCGATCGGCGCGGCGGTAACGGTCGTATCTGCCACGGCGGCCCCGATCGAGGTGTCCGCTGTTGTCGTGTTGGCGGCTGGCTATACGTTGCAGGCCGTTACGGACGCTTTTGCCATGGCGCTCGAGACGTACTTCCGTTCCATCGCATTCTCCGCTTCTTATGTCAGCATCGCCGGTATCGGGGTTCTGTTGCTATCCGTGCCTGGCGTATTGGATTACTCGGGACTGACCTTGAACGGCGGAACGGGCAATGTTGCGCTAGATGACGAAGAGATTCCTACTCTGGCCGGCGCCGAATTGGAGGTATAGGCCATGTCCCATTCGGATGGTATAAATGTCGCGTCGCCAGATCTCATGGACTATCTCCCGGCTTACTGGCACGGTGTCCGCGATATGGCGGAGCTCCAGTCTACCCTGGCGGAGGAACTTGGAATTTCAATAACAGCTGCTGCCGATCTTGCGAATCAGTTCTACGTGTCTACCGCGACTTGGGGACTTGCATTCTGGGAGAAGGAGTTCGGCCTAATGACCGATCCATCTATGTCGTACGAATGGCGGCGAGAGATCATCATCGCCAAGTTGCGCGGACACGGCACGGTAACCAGGCAGATGTTGATCGGAGTGGCGGCGGCCTTTAGCGGTGGCGAGGTAGAAGTTATGGAATATCCGGATGAGCATCGGTTCGTCATTCGGTTTATCGGGGTGCTTGGCGTCCCGGCTAACATGAGCGGATTCATAGAGATGCTGGAGCAGATTAAGCCGGCGCATCTGTCTTATTCATTCCTCTATACCTTTACGACTTGGGATATGATATCGGATCTGAGCTGGGCTGATGCCGGAATGCAGACATGGGGCCAATTACGAACATATGAAGGAGGCTAACGTATGCAGTTAACGACGAATTTGAATTTGAAGAAGCCGGAGATTTCGGATAACGTCAACATTGAAGATTTTAACGGCAACGCGGATGTTTTGGACGCTGAGGTGACTAAGCCAGCAAGTGCGACTGAAGCAGGGCGGATGTCTGCGGCGGATAAAGTGAAGCTCGACGGCATCTCGGCCGGTGCTCAAGTAAACACCGTTGTTAGCGTGGCTGGTAAAACTGGGGCGGTTACCCTAACGAAGGCAGATGTGGGGCTTGGGAATGTGGATAATGTGCAGCAAGCTCCGCTGTCTCATGTCGGGTCGGGGGGCTTGGCTCATGCGGCGGCTACGACATCAGCAGCGGGCTTTATGTCCACTGCGGACAAGACGAAACTGGACGGTATTGCCTCTAGCGCACAAGTAAATCGTACACTTGCATCCCAGGCCCAAGCTGAAGCCGGTACAGACAATGTTACGGATATGACGCCATTGAGAACAGCTCAGGCGATTGCAGCCATTGCCCCCATTGACCACGTTGATGTATGGCTGGGCACGACTGGTGGTAGTGGCACAGCTTACACAACATCTGCAAACAGCAAACTAACAGCGTATGCTGCAGGACAAAAATTATCCTTTCAAGTGCATGCAGCGAGCGGTGCCAGTCCTACATTAAAGCCTGGAACGCTTGCTGCATTGCCGATCCGTAAACCTAATGGTAACGCGGCTAAGTTGGAATTAGGTGGATTGTATACAGTGATCGTAAATGTAGGCGCTACGGCTTTTATCTTACAGGGTGAAGGGGGGGAGTACGGAACAGCTGTCGCGGCTGAGGTGCTGGCGGGCAAGACAATTGCAACTGATGCTGGTATTGTGACAGGTACTATGGTGGATCGATCGGGAGATACAATGGCCTTATCAAGTTCGGCGAGTGGTACGACTTTACGATTACGCCCGTCTGCAGGATATCGCGACGGAGTAAATGACTATGTCACCTTGAACGATTCGAATTTCTTAGCGTCGAATATAAAAAAAGACGTTAATTTACATGGTATCACAGGTACATTCGATAAAGTTTACGGGAAGGACGATGTGCTGATTACAGGGAGTATTTTTTCTAATAAGAATCAACTTAGTGTACTTCGCACACCTAACAGTATCTTCGATAATCGTGTTCAGTCCCAACCGCTGTATATTGATAGAAACGGGGATTATTACAGTTCCGATCCTAGTATTTCGAACTCATTAGCCAGATATGACAATTATGATAATATGATTTGGAGTAGAGCAATTGGTCAAACATATCATTTGAAGATTGCACATGATAATACCTTAATCATCCACACTCCCAATAATAATACCTTAACAAAAATTACTAAAGATAATATTGTAGTTTATACTCGATCTATTAGTTTTGCTAATGGATGGACATCCTTTACTGAGGATAAAGATGGGAATTATATAGTAACAATTCCTAGTGAAGGTTATATAAGAAAGTATAGTCCGACGTTTGCATCCATTTGGTTTAAGCCGTTTTCCTTTATATTTAATCGTGGGAGTATTTTTGATAGTGATTCAAACGGTAACTTCATTGTTAACATGACTGGTGGCGGAGAAACACCATATACTTCTGATCCAACTCACTGGTATGGCTTCAATACATCTGGCACACAGTTATGGACTAAAACTGAGTTTCCATATGCAGTTACTTATGTTTACACTGTCTATTACAGGCATTCTACTTATGACTGGATGGAACGTTCGACGGGAAAATGGTGGAGAGTGCATTCATATGAACACAGTGCTAATAACAATTGTTTAAGAGCTTATAGCACGGTCACAGGTAATAATGTGGAAACAATTAATACGTTTCCCGATTATACCAATCTCACAATTGCTAATGGATACTGGATTTTGAATGATAGTTCAAAGTATCAAATAGTTACAGAAACCAATAGAGCAGTTTCTGCTCCGTACCCAAAGCCTAATAACGATATGAGTATATATCGAGTAATGCATGATGCAAATGGTGATTATATCGTATGGTGTAACTTTTCCGGCTCAAGTAGAGTGAAGATTGCAAATACAACTCATTATAGAATTTTAAACTAAGTGACAAAAGGCTCCGCCCCAACCGGAGCCTTATTTTTATGGAATCGAGGTGAACGGATGGTGAAAGACATTGCAACGTTTATCGCGGTTGTCGGGGCCATGTCCGGGATCAGCGGTATCTTTTTAGGCTGGATTGGGCGGGCCCGGGCGGCTAAGCAGGAGCTCAAGGACGACGTGCACCGGGATGCGCGGATTAGCGCCGATATGGAGTATATCAAGCGCGGGGTCGACGAGGTTCGGCTGGAGCAGAGAGCCCAAAGCAAGCGATTCGACGAGTTGTCCGAACGAGTAACGAGATTGGAAGAGTACACGAAGTCGGCCCATCATCGGATCGACCGCATGGAGCAAGGGGGAGGCCGCGCCTGACGTAGCCCCAGGGCTTTAGCCTTTCAAACAAACAGGCACAAACACTCCCCCAACACAACACATCAAGAAAGAAGGCGATATATTGATAGGAGATCCTAAACCACTCCTGATTCTAGACCCCGGTCATGGAGGAGCCGATCCGGGGGCAAGCGGCAACGGCATCGTGGAGAAAGCGATGACGCTCGCCATATCGCTCTACCAATTCGACCGCTTCCGCGAGCTTGGCATCCGAACGGCCTTGACCCGCAATAGCGATACAACGCTTGAACCTGGCACACGAGCCGAAACAGTCAAACAAAGCGGAGCCAGCTACTGCATCAGCAATCACATCAACGCGGCTCCATCCATCGCCGCAGCCGGTGCAGAGACGATTTACAGCGTGTACGCCAATGGCAAAACGGCAAACCAACTGCTAGACGCTATCGTCCAAGCCGGCCAGCCGCGCAGGCGCGCTTTCTCTCGCTCCAACGAATCGGGAAGAGACTACTACTACATGCATCGCAATACAGGGAAGGTCGAGACGATCATCGTCGAGTATGGTTTTTGCACAAGCTCGCAGGATGCCGAGAGGCTTAAGCGTAACTGGCGAGCTTACGCGGAAGCCGTAGTCAGAGGCTTTTGCTCCTCGATCGGTCATCATTACAGTCCACCGGTTAGCTCACCAATAGAAGTCCCGGATACAGCACAGCCCGTCACCTCCATCAAGGACATTCAAGGCCACTGGGCGGAGTCCTCCATCGTCAAAGCGTTGCAAACCGGGACACTGACCGGCACATCCGCGAATCGATTCAGCCCTGACGAGCCGATTACCCGCGCGCAACTCGCCGTTTTGCTAGACCGTTTGAACCTACTCGACAAGGAGGCGAAAGCCGCGCGATGATGAACGACATCCTCTATTATATTCAAGAAGAAGCGCTGGCTCTTATGCCGGCGCTTTTTGTTATCGGCCTGCTGCTCAAAAATTCCCCGAAGGTCGCGGACTGGACCATCCCTTGGATTCTTCTTGCATGCGGCATAGCTGGAGGGATATTCCTGCTGCAGTCGCCGTTTGAAGGCATTCTTCAGGGCATCCTCGTAACGGGAGCGACGGTGCTGACGCATCAGTTGATCAAACAAACCAATGAGCGATGATCTCCATGAAGAAAAGCCGCCGCATAAACTCCGTACAAACGGACAATACGCGACGGCTTCTATTTTATTTTGTAGGTATGTTTAATCTCTCAACCTACGTCCCGCAAAACGTCCGATAAGGTCCGCAAGCTTCCGGAACCGTCGCGTATTCTGCTTGTTCCGGCGTATGCGCATAAGGATCAGCCAACGTCCGCAACAAATTCTCCATCACGCTCAAGTCGCCTTCGACAGCCGCCTCAAGAGCTTCCTCGACCCGATGGTTGCGCGGAATGACGGCTGGATTGCTGGATTTCATCAACGCAAGCGAATCATCCTCCGCCTCGCGATGTCTACTCTGACGCTCTTGCCACCGCACCTTCCAAGCGGCTAACGCCTCATCCGCCCATAATCCCTCGCCATCCATCCGTCCGAACGTCAGCGCCACGAACGTATTCGTATAGTCGGCGCGATGCTGCTGCAACAGGCCGAGCAAGTCCTTGAACAATGTTTCGTCCTCATCCTCGGAACCGAACAATCCCAGCTTGCCGCGCATCCCCGCCATCCAGTGGCCGTGATACAGATCCGTGAACTCGCGCAGTGCGTCCTCGGCGAGCTTAACCGCCTGCTCCTCGTCGTCATGCAACAGCGGCAACAGCGACTCTGCCAGACGCGCCAAGTTCCATACGCCGATATACGGCTGATTGCCATAGGCGTACCGGCCGTTCGCATCGATTGAGCTGAACACCGTCTTGGGGTCATAGGAGTCGAGAAACGCGCAAGGTCCGTAGTCGATCGTCTCGCCGCTGATGGTCATATTGTCAGTGTTCATGACGCCATGGACGAAGCCGACGAGCATCCACCGCGCGATCAGCTCCGCCTGACGGGCAATAACGCCGCGCAGCAGCGCCAAATATCGGCCGTCATCCAGCGGGATGCCTGGATAGTGCCGCTGCAGCGCGTAATCCGCCAGCGCGTAGAGCGCCTCGGCGCCGCCCCAGTTGGCTGCGTATTGGAACGTGCCAACGCGCAGATGGCTGGCCGCGACGCGGGTCAGAACGGCGCCGGGCAGCACGGTTTCGCGATAGACGGGCTCGCCCGTCGCCACGACGGCCAGGCTGCGGGTCGTCGGGATGCCCAGCCCGTGCATCGCCTCGCTTATGATGTATTCGCGCAGCATCGGTCCGAGGGCGGCCCTTCCGTCGCCGCGTCTGGAGTACGGCGTAGCCCCGGCGCCTTTGAACTGAATATCGAGCCTCCGGCCATCCGGCGTGAGCTGTTCGCCTAGCAAAATGGCTCTGCCGTCCCCCAGCATCGTGAAGTTTCCGAATTGATGTCCCGCGTAGGCCTGCGCAAGCGGCAATGCGCCCTCGGGTATCAAATTGCCCGCTAATACGGCAACGCCCTCATCGCCGGATAAAACTCCGGCATCCAGCCCAAGCTCGCCTGCGAGCGGCTTGTTGAACGCGACAAGCTGCGGCTCCCCGACGGGAGTCGGCTTTTGCTCCGTAAACAAGGTCGACGGCAGCTCGGCATACGTATTCTCGAAGCTCCAGCCTGCTGACCGCGACCGGTCATGGTTATCTTGCAT